TCCAACTCATCCAGATATACCTCCAGAAAAACTTGATGAGACTGTAAGTAATGCTACTGCATTAAGAATGGAAGCATTAAAACAGGATCTACTTTCTGCTAAGAACACACCAAATGTTACCAATACTAATCAAGAAACCTCTGAGGATACTGAGAGGAAACTTCTTCAAGGTGAGGAAGTTATTGCTGTTGAAACAGTATCAGAGGACTTTACACTAGAATAATCATGGCAGAATCAAATCCAAATTCATTTAATTGTAGTGCTAAGAAAGACATAGCAAACAAACCATTTAAAATTGGTGATCCTACAAACTATTTTGAAGATCCTGTTGTATGCTCAGGGTTTATAGATGTACAAGGCATACCCTCTCGTCCTACTGACATTGAGATTACCAACGGTGATGTAAGAATTTACACAGGAAATNTNTTAGTCAGGCCAGGAATTTCTACATTCCAAGAAGTACAGGTAGAGAAAGAACTTTATGTATGTAATGACACAGATCTAAAGTCTAGANTATATGTTGGAGGTGAAACCTTTCAGCAAGGAGATGTATTCATTCAAGGTACTACTGGAACTCCTCTAGTCGTAGCTGGTGATGCAAATTTTGGAGCAGGTATTGGACAACTAACATCAAGATTTGCAACTGCTGATAGTTTACCTAAACCATTTGACATGGTTCANCCTACAAAGGGTGAGGGACATAGANTAAGATATGCATGTATTGAAGGACCAGAGGTCGCAGTTTATTGTAGAGGTAGAACTAAAACAAATGAAATAACTTTACCTGACTATTGGAAAGATTTAGTTCATGAAGATAGTATATCTGTTCAACTACAACCAATTGGGTCATCACAGGATATAATTGTGATGGACTTTAATAATGAAAAGATAACTCTATCAGGAAATGTAGANTGTTTTTATCATGTATATGGAGAGAGAAAAGATATTAATCCTCTGATTGTTGAGTATGAAGGAAATACTTGGCATGATTATCCAGATCCAAACTATGATCCAAATAAAGTTCCCATAGATCAAAGAATAACCAACGACTCTAGATTCGCAGGATCACCAAATACAAATACTATATAATAGTATCCTATTCCTTGACGGTATGATTCTTTCATGCTATAATGGTATTCTCTGGTTACATCACTCTATGGGTAAAGAAGACGAGTACATTTCACGAGTAGTGATTAATGTACANAAGCGTACTATCAACTGCATATCATCAGATGGTGANGAAAAACTTGTCAATTGTAAGAAAGGACAAGAGTTNATAAATGTAGTTGAGTTCTGCAAAACAGTCTTAGATCCCGAAGATATCTTCTATGAGGAGATAAAAGTGGTGGCAACCTAAATATCAAGATACAAGGTAGTGACAGGGAAAATGGAAAAAGAATCAATAGATACAAGTCCATGTTCAATGGAAGAAGATGGTGCTGACTTTATAAGGGCACACATAGAGTTCATAGACATACAAAAAGATAAAATCGTCCACAAAGATCCAGTTGACGANATGGAAAAGTACTATGAACAATACTATTATGGAAGGGGGTCAGACGCATGATCACTCCAAACTGGAAACACCATAGTAAGAAAGAACCTAAGCGAACTCTAAAACCACAAGCACTTAGAGCAGCAAAAAAAAGAACTAAAATCCTTATTTCAAAATTAGTACATTATGCCAATAGCTGAACACATGTATCCCTTTTATAGAGTATTTGATGAGAGGGGTCANCAGTATTGTGATTGNAGTCATGAAGAATATGCAATCAGAACACTTGAGTTACATGAAGAGCATCAGAACGAAACTTTTACTTACAGAAGGATAGATGCTCCTAAACCATTACCACCACATATTGTTGATGTTACTGCAGAACATGAAGCAGAATTACCAGGTCAACAAGGACTTCCCAGTGCTAACAAGTTAAGTCATCAAGAAGCACAAGAAAGATTGCATAATGATATAAGGAAAGAATTACAAGAGGATACTAGAGAGCCTATATATTAATAAGTAATAATACTAAAAAAGATAATGAAGAAAATTATCCCCTTCATTATGATTGCAGCAACTGGGTTATTGACTACTCAAGTTAAAGCAGATTTGACACATAGATTATCCACCTCAACACAACTTTCTGTGGATGGTGCAGCAACTCAGTCCTCAAGAATTGGGTCTACATATACTGTAAGTGGTAACAATATCACTGCAGGTACTATGGGTGGTCTAACNAAGGCATCTGGAGACAGTGCAACTACAGCAGCAGCAACACAAACTCAAGGTGTATACACTGTTACAACAGCAGGGTCGGCTTTCAGCCTTTCCGAGAGTTTTGTACATGGAGATGCCGTAGCACCTATTGGATCAGGTGTAGATGTATCTTCTGGTATAGTAGCAGACATGCCAGCTTACGGTGAAGTTGTTACACAGTCTGGAGGAGTCGCAGGATCACTAGCTGGTACAATCACATCAGCAGGTGTTATGACACTAACAGCAGGTGGAGCAGGTACAACAGCTACAGGACAATTTGTTTCCGAAATTAGCATAGACTGATATGACTAATGAAGAAACTACTTGCCAGTGTTGTGATTGTAGTCCTTGCGAGTGCGAGGAGTGCGATTGCTGTTCCTGTGGTCCCTAATTTCCAACAAGGCTCGATGACGAGCCGCACCGAAACTCAATCTACGGTGCAAGAAACCATAAATTCAATTGATTATCGTACAGGATGGGAATACTCAGTAACAGGGGTAGGCATCGAAAATGGTCAGAACCCCGTGAATCCAAATGTGACAAACTCCACAGTTCAAGTAACGCCAGGAGTGTCGGCAACGAACGCCAATGGAGTGATAACATCAACTCTAACCTCATCATTCGATTCATTAGATCTATCCAATCAACCAAACTTCACACTAAAAGATCCAGGTGGAGCATTCCAGTTCACTCAGAGTTATCAAGGACCTGGCATGACAAATCAAACAATAATTCAAAGAACAACAACAATAGAAAGCGTAACCGATACTACAAGTACATTTACACAATAGCAGCATTATTTGTTGCATCACCAACCTATGCAGAGGGTGTAGGTGGGGTTTCTGCCACAGCAAATCCGATCGCCAATAGTTCTGGCTCGGTGACCAATCAAGCTATACAGGTTTTACAAGGACCGTATATAACTAACACTTATGGAAATGGGGTCAGTTGTCAAGGTAAAACACTCAATATAACTCCATACTTCCAGTTTGCAGACTCTAGAAAGCATCCGTGGGAGGATTTTTATAACGAACCACAATATAATACTACAGATATATCAGGTAGAATGGTTGATCAGACTAGAACTGTTAAAAACTATCCTTGGGAAACTTGGTACAATACTACTCTTAAATCAGATGGCACTAGATGGTTTGCTGATGGTGATGACATGGAAATTACAGAGTCAGTTCCTGCAGGTGATGGAGTACCAGATGCAGTAACAAATCAATCATTAGACCCTATTTGGTATAAACCTATTAGAACAGACATGAGAGCAAACCAAAGTCTTAACCTTGGTATATCTGCTACTCTATCCATACCATTAAATAAAAAATTAAGAGATCAGTGTGAGCAAGCGGCACAGGCACAAATAAATCATCAAGTACAATTAACATCAAATAAGAGACTCGATTTTGAATTGGCAAGATTGAAAAACTGTGGTGAGTTAAAAAAAGCTGGAATATTTTTCCACCCTCAGTCTCAATATGCTTCTATTTGNTCAGATGTTGTAGTTACAGCACCAGGNGGTCAAGTCATGCCACATGAACATAATTTACCACAACCAAAGTGGAATCCTCCTACTTCTTCAGAGGAGGCAGACCCTTTGAATCCCGATACTTATTTGATCGAACCTCGGAACGAGTCAACTTCCTCTCTGTCTTACCAAACTTTTTCTTCACAGAATCCATCCCCTTCTTCACAACAGGTTTCACAACCCGAAGGAGGAGATCTGCTAGGGGTTTGGCAAATAGGGCAGACGCTGTTGCCACAGTAGCAATCACTGCTGTAGTTGATACAACTTCTACAGAGGGTAAAAATTGTTCTACTGCAGGAACTGGTTCCCATATAGTCTCACAGATTTTACCATCAGGTGTTAACTTATATGCTTTTACTTGTTCCTTTCCTGTTTGAGATCTATCTCCTATTCTTCTAGCATTTGGTGGAGGACACTCTACCGAATCAGCAGTAGTGGGTGGTGTCTCTGGTGGTGTCACATCAGGTGTAGGTGGTGTAGGTTGTTCACTTGTGTCTACTGGTGGTGCTTCTGGTTGTTCTGTTATTACTGTTTCCCATGTTAAATCCTCTCGTTCATAGTCAGGCGGTTCGTAGTAAGGAAGACCGCCATCACATAATACAATATTACCTTTGGGGTCGTCATTTACTAGTGCCTTGTTCTTATTGCCTTCCTCCCGACTGGAATTCTCTCGACTTATCTTCACGCAACCAGGCATATCCACGATTGGAGCTCCAATCAGAATAGTTGCAGGTGGATGCACTGGTATTGATGATGGTGGAGTAAATAACCATATTCGAGTATCAGACACACCGATTGGTTGTACCTGATTAAAAGGAATATTTACACCATTTAAGTTAATGTAGGGAATTGACATAATAATGCTATGCTCACAGCACCCCAGAATATATTAGGGACATGTTTTAAAGGGATTGTCGGTCGTGATTTGTAGACCTTCATAACTTGACCGTAATTCATTTTTGTTTACCGTTGCTAGGGTAGAGTGATTTAATTCGTTTTTTTCTATCTTCCTCTCTCTTTCTTCTTTTTTCAACTGCTTCGTCCCACCATGTTACTGGCCACCTTTGAAGTTTCAAGGCAGCAATCCATAATTTTTTTCTAGGAAGGTGAAGTCTCATCTTTCTTTGCTCCTTCTGCGTCTAAAGCGTTCATCTATTTTTTTCTTACCCCAGTACAGTCCTACCAACCATGCTGTAAATATAGCACCTTCAACCCACCCTAGAGTTTCCCATGCCCATTTTAAAAATTCCCAGAAATTCATTGTTTTAAGATAGTACCTTTTACTGGTCCTGATGTCTCAGGCCAAGCATTTTTCAATTGTATGAAAACTTCTTCTGCGACAACTTGCCTTATTTGTTCAATTTGTGCTTCTTGTCTCCTTGCAGGTCCGTCATTAATGT